CGCCCCCGCTACGCTCAGATGCGTTTCAAGAATGTTGATCAGAGTTGCCTCACCCGTAGGTCTCTGATTTAACGGAGAAACCGCCTCTAGCGAAAGGGTCCTGGACCCCCATATCCAGTAAGAAAGGTTACACCATCAGAATCTACCCCCTCCTTTAAGGGGTAGAAACCTGAGGAAAACAGAGATTCCTCCCTGTTTTCCCGCAACCAATCTTAAGCACCAGGTAGTTCCATTGGCACCCATATGCCAAGAAACGGGTTCCCTAGCCAGTAACCTTCAGACCTAATCAGTCTCAAGATAGAAGGATTGCTCCTAAAATCCGTTTAACCGCTGCCTGCTCGCCCACTGTTACGGGTCTATCCGACCCACTAGTTCCACCGCCCCCTGACATACGGGATCGCTCGGCGAACCGAACGAACCTCACGAGGTTCACTCTCAGAAGTTACTGGGAGCCTAAGGGTGCGCTACGGACGGAGGTAACACACACATCCCAAAGGTCTTACCCCGGGCATCACAAAGTTGCCAATGGCCTGATACCGGCCCCGAGTTAGAGAATCACTTCTCTAACTCTCTAAAGGTGGGTTATCAGATCGTCTGAACAGGCCAGAATATCGGTACCACTTCTTCAGTATACCCATCTGCTCCTTCGAGATATTATCTCGAATCGGCTTATGAATATTCCGAGGAAGCGGTAGCGACCCGAGAAGAGACTCGATTTCTCGAACCTCCGCCCAGAGTGACTCTAGAGTACCCCAGTCTAGGGAGTCTAGAGTCATTTCTTCCAGTTTGGTCCGTAGGTCCCTCGCAGCAATATATGTGTCGAGAAAAGTTTCTCTATACACTGTCTCATTAAGAGAATCGATAATGTACAACGGGGTTGTACGCTCGATCCCAGGGTGGGAATCGGTCCGCCCCCCTTCCACAGGGGACGGAAGATCCTTAACCCGGGCAGCTTTATTAGAAACCTCCCGAGACATATAATGCTCCCGGTCCCGCTTGACTGTTCCTAGACGCTTTGCCTCCTCTAACAAAGGCTGCAAATCGTCTAGCTTTGAAAGGAGAGACGAAATCTCTTCCTTAAAGAACTGCCAAGTGAGAGTTTCGACCCTGTCGACTACCGAGGCATAACGTCCAGATACCGACTTCATCGGTAGCCAGAACGCTAAACCTCGGTAGGCAGGGCCTAAGGGACCATAGTAAGCCAGAATGTAGTTACGCAACCGTTTTGGCAGTAACGTCAGACGTTTGGAGATATTGGCTTTTGCTCTAAATCCGTAACCTAGGACCGACATCGTCTGTCCTAAGGTTAAGGAGTACTTCCGGATAAGCTCGAGGAGACCGGCAAAGGATTGCCGACCTATCACGAACTCCCGGAAGGAAATTCCCGAAACGTCCTTCCCCCCATAGAAGGTACGTTTCGCGAACTCTAGAGCAAGACCAGAACCGGAACTCATAGATTTATGAGCCCCGATTCCTACCCCCATACGTGACATTAAAGCCGCGTATTGCTTGGCGACAGACTGACTTGCTATGACTACGTCATCTCCCAAGATGGCATAGCCTGCGAACCAACCTGAACCTAGTTTTACCTTACCTGCCAGAAAGGCAGACCACTGAACGAACGCATGGTGGATGAATGCTAACATCGCCCATGAACTCAATGCTCCCATTGGCTGGCCGGTGCCATATATGAGATAACCCGTACTAGATAAAGGAATAGAAACCTTCTTTCCTTTTACCATAGTAACGTAGTTTTTCCCACAATGGTACTCCCGACCAATCAATAGGGATGCCCATAATTCAGCCCCCCAACTTGTTAAGTAGGGAGACAGAAGAACCTTCTGTAAGATGATAGGTATCCGATCAGTTGCAGACGATAGATCGAAAGAGTGAAGGGAAATTGAAGAACGAGTTGTTAGCTCTTTCTTCGTTTTCCACTCAAACAGTCGATATATCGGCTGTACCTGATCGAAGGTACCATCTTGAGGAATTAAGGACAATAGCTCAAAGATACGCCGATGTAGCTTATCAAAGAGCCATTGAGTAAATGGATCCACCATAGCAAACACTCTCACCTTCCCCGCTGGTTCCTCTTTGAACCCAAGACGGCCGAGATGGTTCGTTGCCTCGAAGGGGCACTCAGGAGAGTCAGGGGCTAAAGGTAGGGAATCCTCCCATACCCACAGTCACTGACCCCACTGCTCAATCCTGTTAATGATCCACAGCGAGTTGGTCATCTCACACCAATTCCGCAAAAGCGGAAAGAGTGGAGAGATCCACCACGCGTGGGCACTAGCAAGAAGAGCAGCGGGCGATGTCGCCTGAGCTCCTCCGGGGACGTTGCCACCTCGGACGGCTGGGGAACTCTTAGAAATCATAAAGGGTAAGGCTTTGAGACCCTTCATGAACGACAATGGAGACCAATCCTCACCCCTAACCCGTCCCATAAGAGCTTTCGGAAAGCGCTTAAGAGAGGGTAGAAAGTGAGTACTTATAAATTGACTAAATTCATAAGTCAATTGGGGATCCATTGTAGTCCCGTCAGAGATAGAGTTGATTTTTAGCTTTGGAGGACAATCTAACACTCAGTAAAGTGAAAAGATAGTCAACCAAAATCTAATCGTCCACTCGTCCCCCTGACGAATCGCACGGCGATGAATAGCCGGGATTATTGAAGGGCACCCACTATGGGTCCGACCGATTCTCGCTCCGAATGGAGTGAGATCGTGTAGTCTCTGACCTCCTATATACTGCTGAAGGAGAGAATAACAACCTTTAAGGTATAAAACCAAAAAGGTGTTACCACCCTTCTTCCGCAGTGTATAGAGAGTAGCCAGTGTGGTAAGGCAAACTTTAACGACTGATAGGTTAACTCTCCGTCCCAGCAGAGAAACCATACTTAGTATGTGTTTCAAAGCTGGTCGCCCAAGTTTTACCTTGAGCATGGCATTAAGAGACGCAAAAGAGCTTAGCAGCCGACTCCATGCACGGCTAGGCATTCGCTTAGTAGTGCTGATGAAGACTGTTAAATTCTTTTGTTATTCATTAGAATCGTCTCTTAAACTTCGGTTTCCCCGTGAGGGGGCCGCAGCCAGCCTTGGAAGGCTTTGGAAGAGGTCCAATCAGGCTTATCCTGCCTTATCTCACCACATCCATCCCCCCCATTCCTTTACAGGAATATTGGGAAGAACATGGATTGACCGAACAGGATACCTGCCACGCGTAGGCTCTCCGAGGTACTTTTCCTCTGGGCCTAAGGGCTGTCAACCCCAGGACACCAGTGCCCTAAGCGAATAAGGCTAGGTCATCCTCCCCCATTAAGTCTACGCGCGTCCAAATGGTACGTTGGGATCAAACCCCAGATGCGAGCACACTGATGCACTCCCATCTGAGATTCGCCATCCGGCGACTTTCAGATGAGCAGGGAGATAACTCTCCC